GGTGCTGTGGGCACTGCGGATGATTCAGCAGTGTTTGTCAAACGGACACCGGAAACGTAACCATCCAATGTCGTAGTATTTTCGCTAGGGTAAAAACGGCCAACAGCAAACTGAGTAAAGTTAATGTTGATTGTTGAAGTTCCGATAGCTTGCTGAACACCGTTTAGATACACACGTGTGTCGTTTGTTCCGGTTGATGTTCTTACAATTTTAACGTGATTCCAGTGATACCGAACAAGTGGTGTAGCAACTAAAAAATCTTCAAATTGTCCGGGAGAAGCGCGACCAATACGAAAACGCCACCCACTAGAACCAGTTAGGATAAAAGACACACCACGATCAGTCGATGAGTTTACTGAAGAACACAAAGAACCAAAACCACCATTGTCTACGTTATTTAAGTAAACCCAACCTTCAAGGGTAAAAGCCCCTGCACCAACTGCGATAGCCGACCCAGATGTGGACAAGTAATTAGTGGTTCCCGGAATATAAGCACTCCCACCAATCACACTCGTGCTGTACTCAGCAGCAGGGTCAAACGGGCTGAACCGCTGCACAGACGGAGTGCCTGTCACAGTGATTGCAAAGTTGTTGCTGCTGTTGTCACGGAAGCGATTGCTTTGGCAGGTCAGCAACGATGTGCCAGAGACAGCCGTTAGAGGTGTCGTGGATGGCGTGAAGTTGCTGGTGTAGAGGGCTGTGCCTTTGACGATACGGACGTTGGCAATGTAGCCGTTGGTATAAAGTCCGTTATTACTGCCATTTCTTCCGACAGTAAATGGTTGTGAGCTGCTTGGAAGCGTGACGCCTGACAAGCTGGTTGAGGCGCTTTGTGCTCCATTAACGTACATTCTCAACTCTGTGCCATTACGCACCATTGCAATGTGGTTCCAAGTGTTGGTTGTTATTGATGCAGAACCTGCTCTTGAAATATACGATGTACCGTTGCTAACATAACCAGTCACAACACCGCTAGAACTAATATCAAGCAAAATGCTTGTATCTGATTGAAGACCTAAAGCATCTGTTTGAGCAAAAGCACGAGAACCAGAACCAAATGAACGTAAGTTGACCCAACATTCCGCTGTGAAATCACCAGAGCCAAAGTTGAAGGCGGCGTTGGCTGGTGCAGATATGTAATCAGTCGTTCCATTAAAAAAGTTACTCCACAAATCCCCATAAGGACTGAAGCTGCCCTGCGTAGGCGTACCGTTGCGGGTGATCGTGAAGTTGTTGGTGCTGCTGTCCACAAACGTGTTGTTCTGAGCACCGTTGGTTCCATCACCATGCAACAGCATAGTGACATAGTTGAACTGAGGGTCAGTTGACGGTGGTGGTGTACCTGCCGCAGCAGCAGCGGTCTTAGAAGCAGCAAACATTAATTACCTCAAGGTGTGTAGTTCTGGCCTACTGTAGTTCCATACCAGTTAGTGCCATCGCTGAAGAATGAATAAATGTCCATGCGTGATGCTGTAGAAGTGATCGTAGGAGCAGTCCCCGCAGGCCACTTTACAGTTGTCCATGTGACAGCGTATCCTCCAGCGCCTGTTTTCAGATAGAGGATGAATGACTTACCAGCGCCCACAGTAGGCATCGTGATAGTCGCACCAGCAGTCAACGTAAGATTCTCAACAGTGCCATCGGTCAAACTCAGCGTGATCGCAGAGCCTGTGTTGGCCGTGTTTTGAGTCTCTGTGTAGTTGGTAACAGTTGGGTTGGTCAGTGTCTTGTTGGTCAGTGTCTGAGTGTCAGTAGTACCTACAATATCACCAGTAGGTGTTGTCTTAGAAGTATTCCAAGCTGTACCTGTAGATACTGCAACACCTGCGCCGGGATACACCATAGAACCTGCTGATACAGTGGCCCAAGATGTGTCTGTTCCGTTGGTTGTCAGATACTTACCCGAGTTACCTGTCTGTGAAGGCAGTAATTCATTCAGGGAAGCAGCTCCTTGCTTCAAAGTAGCAAAGACAGACTCCTTATCTTCAGCCGAGACATCACCAGCGTTAATCTGTGTGCCATCTGAAAGCTCTAAAACAAGGCTACCATCGAAATCAATATAGGCAGTGACAACACTGATACCATCAGAGCCATCAGTACCATCTTTTCCGTCCTTACCGTCTAAACCGTCCCTACCGTCAGTTCCTCTATCACCTTTATCACCTTTGACACCCTTATCGCCTTTGTCTCCCTTGTCGGGAAGAGCAACATTGATACGGGAAACCTCCCCTCTAACCTCCTGTTTGAAGGCTTTGAAGGAGGTTGCCAAAGTTTCAGCAATAGCTTTCTCGGTAGATTCTTTCTTATCTATTGCTCTTTGAAGAGCATTAGCGGTTTTGATCAGCGAATTAACTGTTTGTTTCTCGTCCATCATTCACCCAGTTTTCGAGTAAGTTCTTCAATGAAGCGGGAATCCACATTATCTTGATCTTGCACAGTTTGTAACTGAACAACCCTCAAGTTATTGTTAATTTCCTTCTCTTTAAGCATCAACTCAGCCACTTTAAGACGCTTACTGAAGTCATCACCGTTATCTAGGTTAGTAGAGGCAGCTTGAACGACTTTAACTCGCAATTCTTCGGGCATTAACTGTGTTTCAGTCATTGTTTGCTGTGCTTCAGCTTGTGTCTTCTGAATCTGAGCTTGTAACAGTTCCAAATCAGCCTGCATCTTAGCCATAATAGCTTGTTGTTGCATCTGTTGCTGCTGTTGTTGCTCAGGATTAGGCTGACTCATTTGTTCTAAGGTAGCAATAAGCTCCATACGGTTACTTAACGAGCTATTCTGTACGATCCCTTTGAGAATTAGAGGTAACACAGGTGTATCAGGTCCTAATGTCTGTAAGAGAGCGATAAATTGCTGTTGTTCGAACTCACGAGCCAAGATACCCAAGGTAGCTGTAGGAATGAATTTAACATCCACAGACGGATAACGCTCAGGATCGAACTGCATGTAACGCCAAGCAGCTTTGTTAATAAAAGGGATCAGGAAATCTTCTTGGAAGTTAGACAAGGTACGCTTGTACTTCTTGATAATTCCTGCCATTGCCATCGACATACCACCGGCACTTGCATCACGGGGAACTGCCGAAGGCATTCCTGCACCGTCAACCGTACCTGTAGCTTGTAACAAGAGTCGTTCGTAGTTCTGTGAAGCCATCACCGATGAGTTGTCCGGAGCACCGAAGCGCAAAGGCATCATGATCTGATTTGGGTCGCCATTCGTAAGGAAAGATTTACCCGGCTTAACTTCAAACTTAGCACCACGAGGCAGTCTGGTGGCATCCATAGCCATCATAGGAACCGCTGTAAGGGCACGAGCATCGCTATCCATACGCAGGCTACCATCAATGGCTTTCTGCATGTTGTAGGCCTTCTCAGCCGTACCACGACCCCATACTCGTCCGGGGACTGTATCGTCTTGATACAACATGACAGGACGATCCTTCATCATGTAGGGGTTAGCTTCTGCCTTCAACAGTTTATTGCCGTTAGCGATAACGATGATGGCTTCAACGAGTTCAGCGTAGTCATCAGCTAAGGAGTCTTCTGGGAACAGATCAGCAATCTCTTCTTCATTCTCTAACTGTTCCAAGTATTCACGAGGAACCAAGCCGTAGTAAGTCAACAGACGTACACGCTCATCTTGGTAGGATACAGATTCTTCGGTGGCTTCTAAGTCATCATCAGGGCCATCTGTGCCAAGGTCAATCTTGCGATAGATACCTGACTCCATGCCTTTAACGATCTGGTGCACCGATACGAACTTCTCAATGGCACAACCCATAGCGTCATCCAAGGACGTGGCATTAGGGTCAACCAAGAAGTTCTTAGGATTAACAGGAACCAGCTTTACCGAGATACGGTCTGTTTCGGTAACACCGATAGCTGCTTGTCCTTGTACGCCGGGGATCGCCTGAGTGGATGGAGCGTACTCTTTCTCAGTCTTGATGGCAATCTCACCGATACCTGTACCGTAGATTTCAGCCATCAGTTCAATCTGATCAATGGCCTTCTTAATCTTGTCACGGTTGAAGTCTTCCATCAACTGAGCCTTTAACTGCTCAACGTCAATAGCTGTACCGTTAACGTCCTTGATGTCATCCTCAATGTCAAACCATTCACCCTGACCGAAGATAGCTTCCATGATCTCAGCGTGTCGAGTCTCAATGGCTTGCTGCGTTGCAGGGGAGATGATACGACTACGCTCCGAGTCACGAGTCTTGTCCTCAGCAGCCCATACGCCACGGAAGATACGCTCGTACTGCAACCAATTATCCAGATAGTTTTGATCTCTATAATCTCGCCATTTATCTGTATGACTAACTACCCAATTAGTCAGTTCTTTATCTGACTCCGTTGGTTCATCAATTTTATTTTGTTCTAAGTTTTCACTCATGTTTGTTGTGCTTTCTAAGATTTTCAGATGCAGTAATTACTGTTAAGTTCCACGGTACATGTAATCCAGATACATTTTTACCTTGCATTGGTACAATATGATCCACATGCCAAATAATATCTGTTTCTTTATTACGCATTGCCGCTACTTGGTAATAGCATCTGATACGCAAAAAGTCTTCCTCGGTTAACCACAAGGGAGTTCTATGTTTTTGACTTGCTGCTCTTTTTTGTTGTAAGGCGCATCGAAGTGCTTTGTTATTTTTAGCATACTGTGTTGAG